ATGAAATATGGGGTACAGAAGTAAACTTAGTAGCAAAAGAATTGTATGCAGGCACAACAGATTTAGTTGGTGTATACAAAGGCGAAGCAACTATTATGGACTTTAAACAAACAAATAAACCTAAAAAGCGTGAATGGATTGATGATTATTTCCTACAAGGCGCCGCATACGCAAACGCACACAACGAGATGTATGGCACTGATATTAGCCGTATTGCTATCTTTATGTGTAGTGGAGATTGTGAATGGCAACTATTTGAAAGTGACACAAATGATTTCAAAGATTGGGAAATAAAGTGGGCTCAAAGGTTAGAAAAATTCTACCGCCTATCATAAATACATTAATATAAGGAAGAAACAATTATGGCAACAGTAACTAAAGCAAGAATAACTGCACGTAAAGGCGATATAGCACAGCTTCCAAAACTACTTCCTGGTGAATTAGGATTGGCAACTGATGTACAAAAGGTTTTTATGGGAATGGAACCTATTCAAGGGTCTAAAGGTACGTGTACATTAACTGAATGGCAATATGAATTTACAGTAGGTAGTACTCCTATTACTGAAAGTTTTATTGAATTATTAAATGAAGTTACTTACTCTATAACAATTGATCCATTTGATTCGACTACTAATATTGAAGTCCCTGGTTCGTTAATTTCATTTGAAGATGAAACAGTAAAAATAAATGTTGATGGTTTAATTCTTTCTGGAAACAGAGTACCCGATGTTAATGATATAGTTTATTTTAATTATAATAGAGAGTTTGGGTATAATGCGGAAGCATTTCCAAACCCACCAAAAACAATCACATTTGCTAAAGCTCAAGCAGCCGGAACTCCTGAGAATATTATTGCAGGAACCAAAGAAGTATCATTTTTAATTGATAATAAAGATAGCATAACACTTGATTATACATTATCAGTTGCAACTGGATTTAGACATGGTACATTAAAAATATTAATTGATAAAACTGGAACAGCTACTAACTCGTCTATTAAAGATGAATACGATATTTCCAATGGAACAGTACCTGTTGAATTTAGTTTAGCAGCTGATGGCGATAAATGGCTTTTAGCATTTGATACAACTGATGTAACAAATTCACACGAATTTACATACATACAAAAATCATTTAAGTAACTTAAATGAAAGATACGTGGCAATTACCGCTGAAACCTAGACTTCGTAGGTGGCGCGAATTAAGAAAAGAAATAGTAGAAGTTTCAGATAGAAATTCACAACTAAGAGTTGTAATTGATTTTTGGAAAACTACGCCCTTGGGTACTAGAGTTATTGATCCGTATGATCACACTACATGGCCTAATCCTTGGGACTTGTTAAATACAAATAACTACGATGAAAATGTTGTAGGTTTGTGTATGGCATATACTCTGCATTACAGTGATATTCCTTGTAGAATATTACATGTACAAAATGTGGAAAATAGTGAGATAAAGCTAATAGTTTTGGTTGACGATATGCATATTTTAAACTATAATTATGATAGTATAAACACAAAAGAAGTAATGAATGAATTCAATGTACTTGCTGATATACAAGTAAGTACCTTGGTAAAATAATCTTACTAAGATTATAAACGAAAGAAATTGGATGGCGAATGAGTAAAGATATAACAATAGTAAAGCGTGATGGATCTCGCGAAGAATTAGATCTAGAGAAAATGCATAAAGTAGTATTTTATGCATGCAACGATGTAACAGGCGTAAGTGCAAGTCAAGTAGAATTAAAAAGTCATTTACAATTTTATAATGGAATTGAAAGTGCAAACATTCAAGAAACATTAATTAAAGCAGCAGCTGATCTTATCAGTGAAGAAACTCCAAATTATCAATGGGTAGCAGGCAGATTAATTAACTATCATTTGCGAAAGATAGTTTATCAATCTTTTGAGCCTCCTCATCTTAAAGAGATTGCTCGCAGAAATGTTGACCTAGGACATTACGATGAAAGTTTTTTCTCCGTTTATAGCGATGAAGAAATTAATACATTAAACAATTATATTAAACACGACAGAGATGAAAACATTACATATGTTGGCATGGAACAGTTTCGTGGAAAATACTTAGTACAAAATCGTGTAACAGGCGAAATATTCGAAACACCACAAATTGCATACATGATGATATCTGCAACGTTGTTTGCTACATATCCAAAAGAAACTAGAATGAAGTATGTGAAGGAATACTATGACGCTATCAGTAATTTTGACATTAGTTTGCCTACACCTATTATGGCAGGCCTCAGAACACCACAACGACAATTTTCTAGTTGTGTTCTTATTGAGACCGATGATAGTCTTGATAGCATTAACGCAACTAGTAGTGCTATTGTAAAGTATGTAAGTCAAAAAGCAGGTATTGGCATTGGAGCAGGAAGTATTCGTTCAATAGGAAGTCCAATTAGAAATGGTGACGCATCACATACTGGTGTTATTCCATTTTATAAGTTATTTCAAAGTTCTGTTAAGTCTTGCTCACAAGGTGGAGTAAGAGGCGGAGCCGCAACACTATATTATCCAATTTGGCATATGGAAGCAGAAGAATTACTTGTTCTCAAAAATAACAAAGGTACAGAAGACAATCGTGTTAGGCATATGGACTATGGAGTACAGTTTAATAAACTTATGTACGAACGTCTACTCACAGGCGGAGATATTACTTTATTTTCACCATCGGATGTACCAGGTCTATATGAGGCCTTTTTTGATGATCAAGACAAATTTAAAGAATTATATGAAGAAGCAGAGCGTACAGTAACACGAAAGAAAGTTATGCCAGCGGCAGAACTATTTGGACAGTTTATGGAAGAACGCAAAAACACTGGACGCATTTACTTAATGAATGTGGATCATGCAAATACACATGGAGCGTTTAAGCCAGAAGTAGCACCTATTAAACAAAGCAACTTATGTTGTGAGATTAACTTGCCTACTAAACCATTATCTTTTTTCAGTGATACACATGGAGAAATTAGTTTATGTACATTAAGTGCAATTAATTGGGGTAACATTAAATCTCCAGGAGATTTTGAACGAGTATGTAGACTTGCAGTGCGTGGACTAGATGAGCTATTGGATTATCAAAAGTATCCAGTATTAGCCGCAGAACTAAGCACAGCAAAAAGACGTCCATTGGGTATTGGTATTATTAACTTTGCATTTTGGTTAGCAAAGAATGATTTAAATTATCAAGATATTGATAAAGATGGATTAGAATTAGTAGACGAATGGGCAGAAGCATGGAGTTATTACTTAATTAAAGCAAGTGCAGATTTGGCCATTGATAAAGGAAACATTGATGGTATATATGAAACAAAATACGGCGATGGAATTACTCCTAATCAAACATACAAGCAAGAATTAGATGAGCTAGTACCTCACAAAGAAAGACAAGATTGGGAAGGTTTGCGTGAACAACTTAAAGCAACAGGTATTCGCAATAGTACACTAATGGCACTTATGCCTGCTGAAACATCAGCACAAATTAGCAACAGCACAAACGGTATTGAACCACCACGTGCATTTGTTAGTGTTAAGCAAAGTAAACACGGAGTACTAAAGCAAGTGGTTCCTGGTTATCCACGCTTAAAGAACAAATATGACCTACTGTGGGACCAGCGTAGTCCAGAAGGTTACTTAAAAATTATGGCAGTATTACAAAAGTATATTGATCAAGGTATCAGTGTTAATACAAGCTATAACCCAGAATTCTATGAAGAAGAAAAGATACCAATGAGTGTCATGTTACAACATCTTGTAATGTTTTACAAGTATGGTGGTAAGCAATTGTATTACTTTAATACATTTGACGGACAGGGCGAAATTGATTTTGATAAGCAAAATAAAGAAGAACTATTAGGAAGAGATAGTTTTGAATCAGACGATGAATATGACGACTACTGTGATAGTTGCACAATTTAAGGAAACACATGAATGACAATTTTAAACACAAAAAATGAAAAATACCACACTGAATGTAATGCATTTCTAGATGGCCAATTAGGCTTTCAACGATATGATACTGTGAAATACAAACAGTTTGATAAACTAACTGATAAACAGTTAGGATTCTTTTGGCGTCCTGAAGAAGTGGATGTTAGTAAAGATTCACAAGATTTTAAAAATCTCACAGAGCATGAGCAACACATTTTTACTGCTAATCTCAAAAGGCAAATCTTACTAGACAGTGTACAGGGTAGAGCACCAGTTGAAGCATTTGGTCCTATTACAAGTTTACCAGAATTAGAAAATTGGATTATGACTTGGACATTTAGTGAAACAATTCACAGTAGAAGTTATACACACATTATCCGTAACATTTACTCTAATCCTACTGTAATATTTGACGAGTTAATGGACAGTAAAGAAATTACCGACTGTGGCGATGACATTTCAAAATACTATGATGAGCTTATTGAACTATCTCAATATTATCAATTATTAGGTGTAGGTAAACACAAAGTAAACGGTAAAATAGTTGAAGTAGATGAATATGAATTAAAGAAAAAGATTTGGTTAACAATGAATAGTGTTAACATTTTAGAAGGAATTCGTTTCTATGTAAGTTTCGCATGCTCTTGGGCATTTGCAGAACTTAAAAAGATGGAAGGCAATGCTAAGATTATTAAGTTTATTGCCCGTGACGAAAACGTACACTTAGCAAGTACACAGTACTTGTTATCAAAAGTGTTAACAAAAGAAGACCCAGACTTTGTAAAGATTGCAGAGGAATGTAAAGACGAAGTAACACAAATGTTCGTTGATGCAGTTGAACAAGAAAAAGAATGGGCAAACTATTTGTTTAAGGATGGATCAATGATTGGTCTTAATGCACAGTTGTTGAGCGATTACATTGAATGGATTTGTTGTAAGCGTATGATAGCACTTGGTATGAAATGTCCTTATACAACTTCACAAGCAAACCCATTGCCGTGGACACAAAAATGGATTAGTGGAGCAGAAGTGCAAGTAGCACCACAAGAGACAGAGATTAGTTCTTATATTATTGGTGGTGTGAAAAAAGATGTAAGTGAAGATACATTTTCAGGGATGAGTTTATGATTACAATTTATGGAAAAACACAATGCGGTTATTGTGACGCCGCTAAAAGGTTATGCGAGTCTAGAGGTTTAGATTTTGAATACAAGCAGTTAGATAAAGATTTCACAAGAGAAGTTATGGTAGAAGAGTTTCCAACTGCCAGAACATTCCCACAGATCGTTGTTAGTGGTAACAAAATAGGTGGGTACGATCAATTAGTCAAGTACATTGAAGATACAAATTACAATGGTACTGGACATTCATTATAAAGGATAATATATGTTAATAGAAGCACAGTACAAAGTAGGTGATGTTGTAAGTATCAAACTTTCTTCAGGTGAAGAAATGATTGCACGTTTTGAAGATGAAAACGAAGATGTAGTTACAGTTGCTAAGCCTTATATTTTAATTGCGGCGCAAAATGGAATGGCATTAGCACCATACATGTTTACAATTGCACCTGATACTAAAGTAAAACTAAAGATAAATAATGTTATATGCATAGTTAAGTCGGCAAAAGATGCTAGCGATATGTATATTAAACAAAGTACAGGAATAGCAATAGCAAGTGCCACAGGTTCATAGAAATGGAGACTCACGTAGTTGCGGTGCAAGTACAAATGCATCAAACAACTCAAACGTGTTTGTAAATACTCAACCAATCAGCGTTAATGCTGATCCAAATAGTCATGGCGGCGGCGGCCTAAACGCAGCATGTAATGATGTATTTGTTGGTGGAATATTAGTTGTCCTTAACGGCAACGGAGCAGCACCAGATTCATTATGCCCATTGCCGGGTGGTCCGCATTGTAGTCCTTCAGCTACTTCTGGTAGTCCAAATGTACACATAGGATCTTGATATGAGTGATTTTACAGGACCATTAAAAGATGCAAGTGACTATCTTAATTCAACTAAATTAGATATACCTACCGGTAAGTTTGATGTTGATACCGAAACAGGTACTGTAACACCTCAAACACAATCATACAGCTTAAAAGAAATCATATGTAGTTTGTTAGCAGGTAATGGTATAAAGTTACCTAACCTACAAATATGTTTAAAAGTAAATATAGGTAGATTAATACCTGAAATACCTGCAGGCTTAGAAGATTTACAAAATGCATTAAAAGAGGCAGAAGCAGCACTAGACGAATTTATTGCACATACTAATATTGACAATGCACTAGAAAGACTAAATGCTGCAGTAGCAGAATTTGCCGCAATCGCAAATATGATTAATTTCTGTGGAACACCAGTAGTACCACGTGCTATTCCAAATGTATTAAAAGATTCAATGGGTAGTTTTACAGGTGCAGGCAAAGATATACTCGATACACTAGGAACTATGGCAGATAGCGATATAGGTGGATGCATTGGCAGTGATGGAAAATTTACACCAGATTTATTTACAGGTGGTCTATTAGCACAGTTAGGTGCTAACATTAATAACTTACTTGGAATGCCTGCTTCATTAAAAAATAGTATTATTAGTGATCTAAATGCATTTAGTTCAGACATAAAAAACTTAATAAAGTTTGAAAATAACTTTGGCAGTGGTTCTACTGTAGCATCTGGTGGTAGTATATTTGCACCGAGCAATAGAGTACACACAGGTGTAGGTGTAGCAGTTGACATGGATAATATGACATTAGCAAAGAGTCAACAATATGCAAGTAATTTGCAAGCATTGTTTAATAGTTTAAAGGGATACCCAGTAGACGATCAAGGACGTCATATTTTTCATTATTTACTAGAACCGGAAATGTTAGCAAAATTAACAAATGATGGAGATCCAACAGTTCCTCTAGCAGATAGAGAGCCAATCTACGATCATTGTAATAGAGTAATAGGATATTCAGATCGCACTATACAAGCAGTGCAACAAAGTAGTTCAGGTGGGCCAAAAGAAAGTATAACACAACCAGGAATAACTGGATTATCAGAAAGTGGAACTATAGTTTCATCATCACCAATAACTACAACTAATTTAAGTGTTTCAAATCCTATTATAAAAACAGTGCCTAGCTCGTCAATAGGAAAAAATGGCGATAAAAAAGGTGATATTGCAACAGATGGTAATTACATATATATAGCTAACGCAGATTATGATGGAACTACTAATATCTGGCTAAGAGCCGCCTTGTCTACCTGGTAATACCAAATAAAGGTAACACACATGAAGATAGAAATAATAACTGATGATCATCTTTCATTATTAAAACGTTTCTGTGATAATGCAAAAGAATTAAAATATATAAACAATAGTAGTTTGCAAGCCATGAAATACGAATGGTGTAAAGAACAAGGCGAGTATTTTTGTGCTATTGTTAACAATGAAATTGTAGCAGTAGCAGGATGTCATCCGTTACCCGAAGTGGGCCCAAATGCATGGCGTATAATGTTTAGAGGGTGCGAATTACCACACAATGATAACTTTAAGGGATTAGGTAAAGGCGACTGGAATAGTATTACACAACGTGAAATGATTCCAAAATTTATTGAATGGTGTCCTAGTGATGAGTTATACTTAACAACTAACATTGATCACGAACATTCAAATGGCAAAGCATCACGTAATCATAGACTAATGGGTTTACTTGCAAAGCAAGGAATACTTGACAAGCATTCAGACATTGTGTTATACTATACACTGCAAACAGTATGGAAGCTGAATATACAAGAGTATACAAAAAGAAGAAATAGATTGAGAGGGAACTATGTGGTTCAATCGTAAGCATCTAAAAGATGCAAAATATAAAGCAAATGTAGAACATTTAAATGGAATTGTTGGATACCTTTGGCATTTCAAACTTGCCATCATGGAGTTTTTCTTCCTAGTATTTGTTTGCATTGGGAGTTTGATACATGCAATTTTTCCTTGGGTACTTGATTTTAAATTACTCGAGTGGAGACTTAATAGGTTAAAAACTCTTAAGAAAAAACTACCAGACGACCCACAATTAAAAAAGGTGCATTTTGATGACTAACGTATTAGATTTAATAGCATATAGAGATGGCGAATATAAGCCATTAAGAGAAATTGGTCCAAGTATATTGGACTTTGGATTTATACATTGTGATGCTACATATGATGTTATGCCTGTTTATAACGGCAACGCATTTTGTTATGATAGACATTCAACGAGATTTGAAAACAGTGCAAAGCGATATGGACTAGAGCTACCAGATGTAGACAGATTAGCTATTGTTAAAGAACTTAAAAAACTAAATGATGTTACAAATGCATTTGTTTGGTTTCTTGTATGGCGTGGAGCTCCTCCAAGTGGCAATCCACGAGATATTGCAAACTGTCCAATACATTTTGCTATGTATATTAAGCCTAGTTATCCTATCGCAAATAACCCAATTGTAAATTTACACTTAGATACAAATACAAACAGAGTAAGTGATGATTACTATGGACAAGAATATAAAAATATGGCATGGCTAGACTTAACAATGAGTCAACGCAATAAACCAACAGATGCAGATACAACTATTCTAGTAGATGTAGATGGGCATGTTACAGAAGGTCCAGGATTTAATGTAGGCATTGTTAAAAACAAAGTCATTTACACAGCAGACAAAAATGTTCTAAAAGGTATTACAATGACAGTAGTAGAAGACATTGCACGAAACCACGGTATTATGTTTTGTAGACTACCAATATCACAAGAAGAATTTAATAATGCAGATGAAGTTTTTATAACAAGTTCAAGTGGTGGAGTTACTGCAACACAAAAGTCTGGACCTATTACACAAAAACTAATGACTGAATATGAAAAAATGAAAGAAGTTTATGGAACCGTATTATAAATTAATACCTTATATGATATCAGATGATACTAAGGAGCAATTGTTAGAAATAGCATATGCACCAGAGGCATTTGTAGACATAAGTTATAAAATAAGTTTCTTTAAACTTCCTAGTACCATACAAAAGTTTAACACTACTGGACTAAATTGTGTATGTCAAATGTTGAGAGTAACAGAATCTGGAAGTAAAATACACAAAGACAAAAATAGATATAACGAATACGAAAATTTATATATGCCAAGACAAACTGTTATTAGTTTTCCATTAACCAACAACGGTGGCAAGACACATTTTTACGACGATGACGAAAACTTTGTATGTGATATAAATTATGATAACCAAGGTGCTATATTAAACACTGGAGGATATAATCATAACGTTCATTTTACAGAAGACAATGATACTAGACTAGTATTTCAACTTTGTTTTGAAGAACAATTTAGTGAAGTGTGCGATATTTACGAAAACAACCTAAAAGGAATGATGCTATGAAAAAACTTATTATAGTTGGTGGCGGTTCTGCTTCTTGGGCTTCTGCTTATCAAATATTACGCAGTGAATCTGTTGATGAAATACAAGTCATTCATAGCGGCACAGTTCCTATCATAGGAACAGGCGAAGGAGCTACAGGCTCATTGGATGATATTATACTTAAAGGCGATCATAAAGATTTTTTAGAAAAAACTAATTCTACAGTTAAGTTAGGAATATTATTTGAGAACTGGCAAGGTGTAGGAACTAAGTTTAACAAGTATGTAGATGCATGGCATTATGATGCTAGAAGAAATCCCGAGCACTCGCCAAACAAAGATATCGACATTATGTACAAAATATTAGAAGATAATATAGATGTAGACGATGTAAGTATTAATGCATTTTTAATGAAACATGAATTACAAGACTTTACAGAAGTTAAAAGACATACATTTCATTTTGATGGCAGGAATGTAGGACAATTTTTTAGAGACAAGTGTTTAGAAAGTACTAAAGTTACTAGCACAGTTGATACTATTATTGATGTTGAAGTTAATAATGGAAAAATAATAAGTTTACACGGAGAAAAAGATTCATACACAGCAGACTTTTATGTAGACTCAACAGGCTTTAGGCGTTTGTTTGCAGATTTTGTTGAACATGAATTTGAACCTTATGAAGAATGGTTAGATATTAATGCTGCAGTTCCATTTTTACTTCCTGCAAAGAAACAAGCGTATACAGTTTCAAGAGCAATGGAAAGTGGATGGATGTGGGAAGTTCCAAAAACAAATAATTGTGGATCAGGATATAATTACAGTACAAAGCATGCATCATCTGATGAAGTAATTGCTGAAGCACAAAAGTATCTTGGACATGATGTTGAACCAATTAAAGTAGTAGAGTACACAAGTGGATGTTATAAGAAAACAGCAGGTGTAAATTATGCTTTTATTGGATTAAGTGCAGGATTTATCGAACCACTAGAAGCAACTGCATTACATTGTAGTATTTACAGTGCTGAAGAATTGATAAAAGTATTTAAAAAACAAAAGACAATAGATCAGTATAATAAATACGTTCATGAGATGGTAACTGACTTCAGAGATTTTACTATATTACATTATCGATCAGCAACACGAAATGACACAAAATTTTGGCAAGATCAGAAAAAGAAACCTATTCCAGAGAAACTAAAAGAGCAAATGGAAATATTTAAAAACGGAAGTTTAGAATGCTTGTATAAAACAACACATATATACTTTATGTTCCAAACAGCACTTGGGTTTAATTTTATCAATAAACCAAAAGTATTTGATTACGATAAAACTGTTAAAATTCCAACACTGGATGCAATACAACGAATAAAAGATAAACATAATTTAGGATAAGAAAATGAAAATTAAAAATGATATTAAATTAGACTTTAGTGATGTTCTTATTGAACCATTGGCTAGTAGTAAAACACTTACACGAAAAAGTGTAGATATTGAAATTGATTGGCTTGGTGCAAAAGCAACGCCAGTGTGTGTTTCGAATATGCTTAGTACAGGAACATATAAAATTGCAAATATCCTTACTCCTATGAGAGTGTTTACATTTATACATAAAGAATATACAGCAGAAGAACATTTAGAAGAACTTGGTAAAATGGAAGATAGAAAATATATTGCAATTACAAGTGGTGTACAAAAGTGGGACTTAGAAAAAACAATTGAAGTCGTTACAAAGTTTCCAGATATTGGATTAATTAATGTTGACATTGCTAATGTATATGCTAATGTAGATGGTATAGTTAACACAGTTAAAACTTACAGAGATTTATTCCCTCACATTAAAATTTCAGCAGGTAACATTGCTACTCCTGAACTTGTTTCCAAACTACACGAAGCTGGTGCAGACTTATTAAAAGTTGGAGTTGGAAGTGGTGCAGCATGTAGAACAAGATCAGAAGTAGGTGTAGGAGTTCCGCAGTTAAGTGCAATTATGAATGTAGCATCAGCAGCCAGAGTACACAACATGGGAGTTATTTCCGATGGCGGTTGTGTTACTGCAGGTGATGTTGCAAAAGCAATAGGGGCCGGAGCATTTATGGTGATGGTAGGCGGCATGGTTTCTAAGTCAGAAGAATGTGATAATATTGTTGAAATTGACGGAAAGAAATATGTAAACTTTTATGGATTAGGAAGTACAACAATGTACAACCGCACAAATCCAACAGAACAAGAGTATAGACCCAACGAAGGAAGAGACTTAATGATACCTGCAAAAGGGTCTATTGTAAGCGTTATAAAGCAGATACAGGGTGGTTTACGCAGTGTATGTACATATGTGGGTGCAGACAATATAAAAGACGTTTATAATCGTACAACCTTTGTAAGAGTTAATAACCAGATTAATAATAGTTTAGCTAAGTACGAACAATGACAGACTACAAACATATGCTTACACATGGAGTTGAAATAAGCTCTAGTGGAACTACAGGCCCTGCCAAGGTAGTACACAGAACACCAGACAATCTAAAAGCATGTGTTGAAGTGGCATTGGATGCCCAGGATATTTCCAAAAAATCAAAGATACTTACAGTTACACGTATGACACATGCAGGAGGATTATTAACACAAACATTACCTGCATACAGTATTGGTGCAGAATTTAAAGTACAACAATTTAATGCATTTACTTTTTTAAAAGATTTTGCAAATTATACACATACATTTTTAGCACCAGCACAGATGTATGCATTAATGAATACCAAAGGATTTGCTGATTGTGATCTTACTGGTAAACGCATTTTAGGTGGAAGTGATCGTGTGACATGGGAAATGATTGAAGCATTTGTAAGCAAGGGTGCTATTGTGCAACCTAATTGGGGTATGAGCGAAATAGGACCTATTACTATTAATGCAGTGTTTGATAGTATGGAATCAATACAAAAAGTACAAGAACAATCAGAGTATCTTATACATAGAACTCCACCTAGTGATTTTACTATATTAGGTAACAATTATTACTGTGATTGGAAGATAGTAGACGGTGAATTACATGTAAAAGGCCCAACATGTGTACATAATGACTGGTTTGCAACAAACGACATGATTGCAATAGATGTTTACTATAATATGTACTATTTTGGTAGAAAACAAGACATTTCGGTTGACAAAACCTTATCTTACTAGTATAGTAGTACTTAATAAGCGTAAAACCTTATTATAAAACAATTAAATATATTAACATGGTAAAAAAATGAGAGCAACAGAATACAAGGATGGAATAAAACGCATTAAAGCTAAGATTGAAGTTCCAATGAGTGAACTCGATGTTGGCAATTATATACTAAGTGCTCTTACGAGCAATGCAGTTAATTTAACACAGATACAAAGACTTAATAAACGTGAATTATTACAATTAGCGAAAAATGAAGTTAAAGAAAAAGGTATTAAATCTATTTCAATTGAATCTGTAGACAATGATACTAATGTTATCGTAAGAAACTATATAAAGCAAATGTTTCCAGAACTACAATAATGGGACACGATTACTACGATAAAGATGCAATCTTTAAATCGTATATGAAAGATCTAGCCTTTGAAGAACACTTAGATTTGGACCCTCCCATAGATGAAGGAATTTTAGGACACGATATCTTTGATAAAGTAATCCAAGTACACGAAGAGATTGCTAACTGATAAATAAAAGAGTAGTTAAATTATGCCGGTATAGCTCAGTTGGTAGAGCAACTGATTTGTAATCAGTAGGTCGAGTGTTCGAATCATTCTACCGGCACCATATAAAAAGAGAATATAAAATACGAGAGAGAGGCACAGGACGCCCAACTGTAACAAGTTGTAATCGGAAATACAAATAGACAGAATAAAAAAGAAAGATATATAAATGAAACTTAGAGATGAGATGTTAAAAACAGCTATACAACACGCAGACGGTGAAATTCAATTACATAAAATGAATGTTGAAGTATATTTAACCAATCCTGCAGGTATAGGCGAACACAGTGATGTAATGGAAGCTATTCAAGGTGAACTTGATAAAATGGCATCAGCACATGATCGCAAAGAAATGCTTGCTAAGTATTTCAAATAGGGGGTATAGCTCAGATGGGAGAGCGTCTGGTTTGCAACCAGAAGGTCAGCGGTTCGATCCCGCTTACCTCCACCAAACTATAGGATAACTTATGGACATATCCATTTACCAACATGATACAGGAAGTGCACCAGCAATACACTGGTGGCTTTCGCAAGAACTTAATATAGGTCCAAAAGACTTATATGCGTTCAACACAGGCTATTGTAGGCCAAATGGACACCATATTGGTGCTATTGCAATTGAAGATGAAAAAGCACCGCTTCATTCATTACATAAAGAATCTATTGCATTGCTAGATAATTCTCAAAAAGGTATAGTAGATCCTATATCAGTATTTGATGAGACAATAAAATCACAGTTTGATTATTTTCTTTGGAGTAATTATACTAGTAATTTAGCAAACTTAGATAATACTATTAAAGCAGATAAAACAATACTAGTTGATAATAGTGCAGAGGAGCAGTTATTTTTTTATATAAGTCAGTATGCATTTGCATGGATAGAAACAACAAAAGACATTACTGACCAAACACAACTTTGGGCTAGCGAACATAATATTGAAAATTGGCATGAAGTGTGGAATGAAAAATATAGTGAACAATTCAATCAAGCATTTCAGAATGGTACATTGAAATATATGTGGCAATTAAATTTTGCACATCATGATTTAGCAGATGCATTAGAAAAAGGCATGGATAGTATTACACTAATCGACGCCGAGGATCATGCTAGATTATTTGAGACAAAAAGACAACAACAAGAAGATTTTACTGATACACTATTTACATATGCAAACTCAGAAAAAAGTCATATAGTTGTTACTGATGATTGGTTTGATCATCCTTCAGTAATATTAGATTATTTAGAAATAATGCCGTCTTTTAGATTGAAAAAATTTCTTATTGATTATGATAAGTTATATAAGCGTAAAAAAGAATTATATGCTAGTACCTTTAACAAGTACTTATAAATACAAGTATATACAAAATAATCCTCAATAGCTCAGTTGGTAGAGCACCTGACTGTTAATCAGGTTGTCGTTGGTTCGAGCCCAGCTTGGGGAGCCAAATTTAAGGAAATTAAATTATGAATAGAAATATAGGTAGAGGTTTAGTAGTAATAGGAATGCTAATGTTAGGATTCTTGTTTGCAAATACAACATCAGCCAAAGAAGTTGATATGGTCGTTTACGACTTTGAAATAACTAGAGTCATTGATGGAGATACTGTAGCCTTTAGAGCAGACTTTTTGCCAGAGCCACTTAAACAGGAATTAAGTATTCGTGTTTATGGAGTAGACACTCCCGAAAAGAGCTGGAGAGCAGAATGCGAGTCCGAGGCTGCATGGGGCGAACAAGCATCACAGTTTACTAAAGATCAGTTGAACGGAGCAACAACGCTTCAAGTAGCAATTTATAAATGGGATAAGTTCGGCGGCCGAGTATTAGGCGATATCATTATTGATGGCAAAAGTTTACGACATATGCTTATTGAAAATGGATTTGCAAGAGAGTATTACGGTGACAAAAAAGAATCTTGGTGCTAAACATAAAATTGATTTTGCATTAACAACTTATTGTCAAGCACGATGTCGTAGTTGTGCTAGAACCAATGAATATACTGGAGATAAAGAATCCTGGCTAGACCTAAAACATATGGATTTGAATATATTTAAGCAAACACTAGCTGCATCGCCTAACTTACAATTTAGTAGCATTGAGTTCTGCGGAGAGTTTGGTGATCCAATGATGCATCCTCAAATTGATGACTTTATATCTACTGCATTTGAATTTACAAAGAAAGTTATTATATCAACAAATGGTGCCCTTCGAAATAAAGAATGGTATACACATATCGGAAATAAGTACAAAAGAGAGTTAGAAATTAATTTTGCAATTGATGGAACAACGCATGAAACTAATTGGAAATATAGAGAAGGAGTCAATTGGCAGAAAGCAATGGATAACATGTCAGCATTTTCAAAAGCAGGTGGCTACGCAATATGGAATTTTATAATATTTGAATGGAATTGGCAACAAATACCAACAATGCGTAAAATAGCAAATGAGATAAACGTTAAAACATTTATTCGATATAATAATAGACCACATGGGTTGATAACAAAGCAATCTAAACTAAAAGCAGATAAATTATTATGAGCAAATATAATATAGATTCTTCTAATTGCATATGTCCAGATACAGGTGACAGAATGTGGGAAGTAGCATCGGATGGCAGAGTTTGGCCTTGTTGTTTTTTTAGTAATGCATATGATAAAAGACATATGAAAGAATGGCATGAATTTGAAGAGCCATCAGAAGAAGAAATTAAAAATGATTTGCTAAATACTGAGTCAAGGGCATTGTTTGATGACCCAGTAATGTCTAAGTTATTAAAAGAAGATCCAGAATTTAATAATCTGTACACAAGTGTAGAAGGATGGGAAAGTGACAACCCTCCGTTAGTATGTATTGAAAATTGCAATGCATGTAAGAGTTGACAAATATTAAAAATTCGTCTATAATGTACTTCATGTTCGGTTCGTCTATCGGTTAGGACTCCAGGTTTTCAACCTGGCAAGAGGGGTTCAATTCCCCTACCGAATACCAAATTGAGAGAATAAATGGCAGCACATAAAGAAACAGTATTATCAGTAACACATTACACAGACACATTATTTCATATTACAACTACTCGCGATAGTAGTGTAAGGTTTAGAGATGGTGAGTTTATGATGATTGGACTAGACCACTGGTCAGAAAAACTACAAAAGAATAAACCTATAATGAGAGCTTATTCAGTAGCAAGTCCAAACCATCAGGAAACATTAGAATTTTATAGCATTAAAGTACAAGACGGTCCGCTTACAAGTAAACTACAGCATGTTAAAGTAGGCGATGAAATACTAATTAATCCAAAGGCCGTAGGCACCCTAGTACACGCAAATTTAAAGCCTGGACGCAATCTGTACCTACTAGCTACCGGAACAGGAATCGCCCCTTTTATGAGTATTGTACGCGGCGTAGATACGTACGAACACTACGATAATGTCATTGTAGTATGGGGTACGAGAATAGAAAAAGAATTAGCATTTAAAGACCTTATAGATAATTTAAATGAAGATGAAATATACAGTCAAGTCACAGAAGGTAAACTTAGAACATACTTTACTTGCACACGTGAAGATTATGAAAATACAGGCCGTGTAACAACTGCAATGTATAATGGTGATGTTCAGAAGAAACTAGGACTAGCTGACTTATCACCTTTACATGATAGAGTAATGATATGTGGATCAATGCCAATGAATGCAGAATTAATTGAATACTTAAAAGGCGAAGGATTTACAGAAGGTGATAGTAAAACACCCGGTGAGTATGTAGTAGAAAGAGCATTTGTAGGGTGAGAACAGACGCACAAAAGAAAGCAATAACCGATAGGTACGAAAGTGCAACAGTACATAAAAATATTGTAAATCAAGGTTTTATTGATTACTTACTTAATCAATTTCATAATGCAAAACATATAGAAAAGAATACAGGACCTGTAGTAATGAACTATAGTCCAGATAGAAATGAACCACAGGAATGGTTTGAACCTGTGCAAAAATTTGTTGATAATCTAATTGGTGAAAATCTAGTATGGGGTAGTAATATATTTCGTGTAGAGAGACCTCATATTATTCACAATGATGATTATCACGAAAAGGTATATGACATATTTAAAACAGTAGTAATACCACTAGAAATTTCAAAGCCAACTAATTTTGTAGTATTTGATCAGTACTATTTAGACGGACCAGTTAAGTGTTTTAGAGGATATAAAAGTGTGCCAGAAACATATTATAATAAAATTCTAACTGATTATAGTGACATTGTTGGATACACAGATAACCCATTTAACAAACAAATTTATAATGAATATCTAACTCATGTGCCATATGACGCATTGCATGGATTAACAGTTGAGTCTATTGTAAGATGGCAACCAGGTGATGCTATTACATTTGATATGGGAAAATTACATTCAGCGGTAGACTTTATATCGCATGGCATAGATTATAAAATAGGCTATAGTATTTTTACTGCTAAATACTAGTAAGTAAAAAATACTTTGGCCCGGTAAAATGTTGAGAGTTTTACCATAGGACAGTGTCAGCGGACCTATTTTTTATGTAATACTAAAAGGAGTTTTGAATGTCAGGCTTATTTGGACACAATAGTGGAGATAAAAAATTCATTATTAATATTAGCGATTTATACGATGAAAAAGAACGCAAACAAAAAGAGTTAGAATTTTACCAAGGAGAACTTGAGAAAATGATGCTTAGATTGGGAATGTTACAACATGAAATAGGTGTAACAGAAACTATTATAAACATGATAGAAGGTGAGTATCTAGTAGATCTTAAAGACGCAATTGAAAAAAGAAAAATAATAAAAGGAATAAAATGAACACATTATATTTAATATGCAGTGGACAGAATATAAATCAAGTAGAGATTCCATATTTGCTTAATAATAGTCCAATGCTACACGGTGAAAGCCAAGCAGGAGAACATTGGGAAAATAGTTGTCTGCACGATAAT